ATCGCATTCGCATATTGCTCAAGGAGGATAGCCGCCTTTTCGCTGGGCGAGAGCTTCTTGAGCATCAGTGCACCGCAACCGGCACGAATTGGGTCAGATCGACCGTCGCCCAATCGCCATTTGGCAACTGGCAGATCGCGATGATGGCCTCGGATGCATCATCGCATTCCTCGCCGAACCGATCGAATGTGTTCGTGAAAGGGCATTCTATGCCATCGTCCGTAATCGCTACCCGTTTGGACCGGCTGATGGCGGAGATCATCATCAGCCCCTTACCGCCCGTACACCCATTGCATCCGAGCGCAGGAGTCCCGATAGCGCCAAGTCGATGGTCTGGAACGTGGTCGTAGCTGTTGCGGACGCGCCGTATTCGATCTCTACCGAGCCGGCCTTGAGCCGCTTGACGGCATTGCCACGGTCCAGATCGGGCGAAAGCGTGCCCGGTGTTGTGAATTCCCTGATCGCCGCCTCGCAGGTGGCATTGATGATCTCGACCGGGATCTCGTTCTGCCCGATATAGTCATAAGCAGGATCATACCCGCCCGCGTAGGCCATATCCGACGAGTTGTTGGGGATGTAGACGTAGGCGCCGACACGCGGCCATTCGAGCGCCTGTGCACGCCTGTAGGTTCTGTACCCGGTGAACCGCGCCCGGTAGGTGTTGTCGATAAAGGCGGTGGCTAGGCGCAATGCCGCTTCCGAGTTCGGAACGTCCGTTCCCGGAAACGAGAGCGCGCGCTTGGTGGCATAGGCGGCGCAGTCGGCTACACTGACGTAGCTTTCCGCATTAGCCTTGCCTGTGCCGTCTTCAACGACGAGTGTCATCAGACAAGCATCCAGCCAGCGCGCTTATGTGCATCGACGGTGTTCGGATTGACGCGCAGCGTGTCGCCGTTCTTGGTCATCGCCACAAGGCCGTCATCGGAGCCAATTGCTTCACGTGTAACCAGTTCATCACCGATGATGCGCTTGGCATCCTCATGGCTGATTTCGATGTTGCCGGCGATCTGGCGAGCCAGAGCAACAACATGCTTCCAGTGCATGCTGGCCCAGCCCTCCGGAATCTCGACAGGAGAAGGATCGGCAGCTTCAACAACCGGGGGATCGATCACGGCATCACCGGCAACTACGGCCGGTTCATTCTCAACGACTTGGTCGGACATTCGATATTGCTCCTGTTGGTTAAGCTGCGCCCTGGAAGCCTTCCATCGTTGCAATCCAGGTTGATTGCGCGACTGGCGTCAAAGCTTCGAGTACCTGAAGGAGACCAAATACGGTCTTGGCGCCCGAGGTCGGGAGCGTAATGATCCGAGATCCCTCATCCGGCACGAAGATACCGCCGGAGCCGTCGCTGAAGGTACGCATCGTGCCGGACAGCGAGCCGATGAAGGTGGCGCGCGGATTGGAGAAGGCGGCGTTGTCGCCAGAGCCAACCGTGGGCGATGCCCGATAGAGCCACATGCGCAGCGCCTTGCCGGCGGCACCTGTGTCGGAGGTGATCAGCCGCAGCCGCTCGATCGTCACCAGGTCGTCGTTGATATCCGACATGGTGAACGAGAATGGCGTAACCGATCCTGCTGTGGTGCTGTTCGCGACGGCATCATTCGCCGTATAGGCCGTCGTGTCGTTCGGCCGCGTCATAGTGGCAGCAACGGCCTCGATGAACTTGGTCTTGACCTTGCCTATGAGGCTTGTGCCAGCAGGGAGGCCAACATCAGAAGCCAGCACAACCGGACGTGATGCCGCTGCAAGCGCTTGACCAGGCGCAAGCGGCTTTTCAACCGTTACTGTGGCTCCCGTGGAATCCTTCACCGTCATTGTGGTCATGGTCAGATGTCCTCAAGCAGGATCAGGAGCCCGCTGTTTTGCGATTTGGAGAAATCCATGGTTCCCGGCGCGGATGCTCCGCTCAGGTCGGCTCCAGTGACGGGGACGACGACCGAGGAAACGATCGGTTCGACGATGCTGTTGACGATGGGCATCCTAGAGGCCCCTTAGTTCAACCAGGATCGAACCGGAGGTATAGGCCGAACAGTTCAGCCGCGTGTTGCAGCCGATGCCGTTGTTGATGCGGTAGATGCCCGGTGCGGTAATGGCCACGGCAGAACCCGAGGAATCCATCGCGTTGGCCCAAGTACCATCACCAGTCGCGTCGACCTGGATATTGATCGTTCCGACGAAGGTGCCGCCAACCTCCACGACGCCATTCGTCATGAAGATGGAATCGGTCGCGCCGGTAGCGGTAATCGTTGCTGTAACCTGAGCCATTACATTGTCTCGCTATGTTTGAGCGGCTTTAGCCCGCTTGGTTTGCCAAGCTTTGAAGGCTCTGGCGCTGCGCTCTGTCTGGGTCTGCGATGCCGCGTGGCTTGTGAGTTTCGCGATGGTTTCTGGTGTGTGCCGGCGCTCCTGCGCTGCGGCGCGCATTTTCTGCTTTGTCTCTTCCGAATGCTGCCGGCCCGTCATCGGGCTTCGCCGGCCCTTGAGGGCGACAGAGACTTTGGCGTTATGTTCGGCGGTGTGCGGCTTGCCGCGCCTAGATGCGCTCATGCGTTCTATCGTTTCGGGCGATCTCTTTAGGCCACGCGATGCGGCCCAAATGCGCTCCATTACTTCCTTCGGGCGCGCAACACCGGTTCGCTGTTCCTTTAGCGCTTTTGAGACACGGCGACGGACCCACCCAAATTGTTTATTGCCAACCCTGTGGCCCTTGACCTTCATGGTCATGGCCAGCAACGCGAATGCAAGGCCGTGATGGTCCGGATGAATCTTGGCCAGCAGTTGATGCGCCAAGAAATGCTCTTCAGGTGTCAGCCTCACAATGTTCGATGGCTCGTTCCCGCCTCCGAGGCATTTAGGAACGATGTGGTGCCGCTCTATGTACCCGTCGAATTGGCGATCAATAGCACGGTTGACGAGTGAAGCATAAATACGTTTGTAATCCATATCTGATAGTAACGTGCGCGGCAAAAATAGTCAATGCCGCGCACGTTTGTTTTGCTCTTACCCGATAAGGGTGGCGATATGGTTGGGTTTTATTGCCTGGTACCCCCAGGCTAGGCGAATATGGTAGACGAGTTGCATGAACTGGCGATACACAGCAACATCGAAAGTAATGCCTGACACAGGATCAGTGATCTGCATCACGTCGTCAGCCATATCCATCGGACGACCATCCGGGCCGATCGGCATTGCCGGGGACCGGGTGATCAGCTGGATTGCCGACTTCGAGAAGGCCATGTTCGGCGTATAGCTGCCACCGATGGTCATGGCATTCGCGGTGGCGATGGTCACCTGTGCACCGGGAGCGCCGATGACAATGGTGCCGGGAGCCGCAACGCCGGTGTTGACCACGTACTTGTTGTTGGCATCCGCAGCGAAGGTCACGACATCGCCAGCGAGCACCGTGCCGGAGCCGGTCACGAGAGCGATGGACGAAACGCCCGCAGCCGTCGAGCCAGAGGTCACATAGGATGTACCCGTACCCTTGGTGAAGGTCGTGACACCCGCAGAGTTGTGGATGTCCATGCCTTCGAGACGACCAAGGATGCCCTCGCGGAGCAACTGGTCATTGCCGGCTTCGTTGACCTTGAACAGAACCGACTGCTTGCCGCGCAGGTTGGCGATGGCAGCGGAGCCAAGGACAAGCTGGAGATCGCCCTGCGGCGAGCCGTTGTCGTCCAGGATCTTGCGGATCTGGGCGATGTCCGACAGATCGCCAGCCGTACCGAACGGCGCGGTGCCGGCTGTGCCATAGGCGCGGGACGAGTTGGTCATTGCGGTCGTGGCCAGGTCAACTTCGATCTGGTTGATGATCGCGCGGAAGCCCTGCACGAACTGGTTCTTCAGGATGCCGGCATAGGAACCAGCGTTCAGAAGGCCGCGCTGCTCTTCACCGTTCCAACGGATCGGCGTATGCTTCGACTTTGAGATGGTCATCGAAACATTGGTGATGGTCTGGTCGCCCGTGTTCGGAGCGGAGACAGCTGCGGTGTTGTCGGCCAGCGTGTTGGCCGGGGTGATCGGGACGAGGATCGTCTGATTAAGCGCGGCGCGCTCGGCAGACGAATTGCGGGAAACGGCGGGGATAAAGCCGACCATTTCGCGGGAGACGACATCCAACGCTTCGTAAAGCGTCGGGGTAAGCGACGTGAGGGTATTGGCCACGGTAGTGGACTCCTGAATGGGGGTTGAAAGGGGTGTTTGGCTGCGCGCAAAAGGCGCAATCGCGGGCTATCCGGCCCAAACACCGCTCCCCATCCAGGTCGCGGCACGTAGTCTTGTAGGCTTGTGGTCTCAGGCTTCGGTGAGAGTGAAGCCTTCTTTCATCTTCGCGGCGCGGGATGCAGGATCGAGCGCTTCGAACTGTGAGCGGGGCATGGTCTTGGGACCGCCATTGATGCCATTGCTGCCGCGTGCGCCGGAGCCGCTGGAGCCGGTGCCCTTGAGGATTGCGTCCTTCTGCGGATAGGCATCGACAAGCATTTCAAGCGCTTCCTCGAAGTCTGCTATCTCGCCAGGCTTGGAGCGGCTATAGATGGCATTGCCGGCATGGTCCTTGGCGACGATCTTGCCGTCCTTGACCTCGAAATTGTTGCCGAAGCGGGCCTGCACCAGATCGGACGGGATGGCGATCTTCTCGGCGATGAACTTGGACCGGGCGAAGCTGCCGCCGATCTTCTCGCCATAGAGTTCACCCTTGAGCGTGTCGCGCTCTTTCAGGATTGGTTCGAATTCAGCGCGGACAGCCTTGATGGCTTCCTGCTTGACCTTCTCGACCTCGCCGGCATCGACCAGCTTCTTGTCGTCCAGGTTCTTGACGATCGTCAGCGCCTTGAGGGCTGCTGATGCATCATCAATCCCCTCGAAGCCCTTGAGTTTGGCCTCTGCCGCTTCCTTGGCTTCGCGGTGGCCCTTGGCCTCCGAATTCAACCGGGTGATCGTGGCGATGGTGGTTTGAGCGTCGAAGGCGACTTCCTTGCCGTCATCGTGTACATAAACGGGCTTGCCGTCCTGAACGACCGCGTGGCCGTCAGCATCAAGTTTCAGTTTCATGGGTTTCCTCTGGGCATCCGCCCGGCTGGTTTGGGCGATCCCGCCCTATGCACCCGCTTC